GTTTGATGTGCTCCGTGTTTTACTTTTGTTTGGCAGGTTTTGAGGTCTTACTCGGCCTGCCCGTTGCCATCACATCACTTGTAGTGTGGTGTGGTGAAGTGCTGTTCTACGTTTTGGAGCAGGCACTCGAGCTTTACTACCTGTTTTATGTTACACTGCCTCAGTTTTTCGAGAGCTTGTACTTCGACCCGATCGGATCATGTTGGTCTGTCTTCCTGAGTTGGAAGGCCGCGTTTGTTGCTAAAGTGCACTGTGATGCACCACAAACGTTGTTCTTTGTATGGCAGATGCCCCAGACGCGTTATTGTGTATTGTACAATACGTTTTATGAGGTATCACCTGAGTTATCATCAGTTGATCTAATGATAATCATTGGTGGTCTTTCTTGTACGTTATGTGTTTCATTGTATGTTATATTCCGAGTTTATGTCATTCTTTATGGTATGGGTCAAGAATATAATATTCAGCATATGTGTAATGTTTGGTTATCATGGTTTGAGGAGAGACCTGATGTTAACAGCACGTTCATGCGCAGTTCGTTTGCAGACACTGAGTTAGGCAAACTCCGCCCTCGGGAAGGCCATGATCACGGCCGTTCCGCTGCAGACCGTTCTTTGGTGAGCCTATTTATTGATAGGTATGCCCTCAGTGTTGGGCTAACACCGTACTTTGTGCAGTGTTCCAATGCTGATCTGCGCAAACAACGTGCTGGTTGCAGGGTTGCTTTCTGGGCGAAGGACTGCCAAGTCCCTGTGGCCCAGTTTCAACTCCCTGAGCGCAGCCTCCTTGCCTTCATCGATGTTGACCAATATGTTGACATGCCGTACTTGTTGACTAAGTTGTTTCGACCAACTGTAGTTTTTACGTTTCAGCCTGACAGCGTTGCAAAGATCGCCGCTGAGTATAATTATACGTTCAATGCTGATAACCAGGTCACCTATCGTGTGTCTGGGGGTGCGGTCTATACGCATCTTGTATGGAACTACAGTGTTGACAACATCTTCACGTGTACGACTGTCATGGGTATTCCGATTCGCGTGGCGATATTTCTCATCGACCGTCGAGAAACATCCCCTGATCATCAAATGATTCTTCTAACACCAATCAAGCGGTGGACTGGACTGATTGCCTCCATCCCTAGACTGGTGTTGACTGGCACCACGTTGAACCGGTTGAATGTGGCTTGTGGTAGCTTCACCCGCCTACTTATCTCTAAGAAGGACGGGCTGTATGTCTCCACTGGTCGACCCGGTGAACACGCCACCGCAAACATCAGCAAGGCTGTTGATGAAACAATTAGCACTATTGCGCGTACTTCCAAGTACCCTTTAAATATGGCCCAAACTCAAAGCATGGCCGAGGGAAGGAAGGAAGACGCTGCATTGCTATTGGCCTATCATCAGGCCAAAGCTACATCACAGCCAGATGTAGTGTTTCCAGTTTGCGATGGCGTGCGGCGGTACCAGTTTGACCCCGAGAATCATGATCCGAATTACAAGCCTGGCATGACAGCTTTCATGTCACCAATTATCCATGGCGCCTTTGTGCCAGATAATTGCAAGAGTTCTGAGGAAGTGGCCGTTTTAGAGCGTGTTGTTAAGACACAGCCACCCCTGTTGCCAATTAGTCCATTCTTGGCTAAGTGTATGAAGGAGTTCGTTGAATTTTTGATCCCTACGCCACAACAACTTGACCCAGTTGACGAGGACTATCTTTACAATAAACAAGCCAGACCCACACAGCGGCGTATTTTAGATACCCGTGCTGGACTTGAGCCAGACCGCACCGTTAAATCATTCCTGAAGAAGGAACCTTACGGTGACGTCAAGGCACCTCGTATCATTTCAACGATCAATGGTGTCGACAAGGCTTCATATTCACAGTATATGTATGCTTATGTCGACAACATCCTCAAGCACCAGAAGTGGTATGCGTTCGGCAAGTCACCTGCTGAGATAGCAGAACGTGTTGCCGAAATCTGCCAGGAGGCTGTGAACCATGTCGTCAACTCGGATTATTCCAAGTATGATGGGCATGGATCAAATGTCATGCGTGAGTTTGAACGAATCAAGCTCATGCGTGCATTCCGTGCCGAACATCACGCCCAACTTGCCGACTTACACTCGGCACAGTTTAACCGCCGTGGCTATACTCCACATGAGATAGCATATGATACTGGGTACTCTAGGTTGTCTGGGTCACCCGAGACGTCACCATCCAACACGGACTTCAACGCTTTTATTAGTTATGTTGAAGCACGGATATCCAATCTGAGCCCTCTTGAGGCTTGGAACTCCCTGGGTATATTCGGAGGAGATGACGGTCTTGGTAAGGACGTGGACCCTCTATCATTTCAGCGCGCGGCTAAGATGGTTGGACAGGTAGTCACCGTGGAACCTATTCTGCGTGGTTCCATAGGTGTGAAATTCTTGGCCCGAATTTACTCCCCATTCGTTTGGATGGGCGATGTAAATTCATGTTGTGACATCAAACGTCAAGCTGCAAAGTTGCATGTCACACCGCACTTACCAACCAACGTCACACCCCTGATGAAGTTGCTTGAGAAGTGCCGATGCTTGTACCTGACTGATCAACATACGCCCATCCTTGGTGCCTTTGCCGAACGTGCTGTCTTTTTGTATAACTCTGAAATTGAACCATCAGAGGAGACAGCCCGCATACGCACGTGGGGCTCAATGTACCCCAAGGAAAAACAATATCCCAATCTACCAGCTGACTGGATGATGGACTATTGTGAGAGCGTTTTGCCAGGTGCAAACTTCGAACGTTTCATGGAATGGTTGCGTAAGACAACCGGCCTGGAGGAGCTCCTCCAACCACCGTTGCTACTGGAGCCGGCATTGCCCACCAGTGACATTCCTGTGGTTGTTGACGGAGACATCGTAGGGGACCAGCCCAAGCTAGCCGAGCCACCAAAGGCTAAGAGATCCCCACCACCAACTCAAAAGGCACCTCCTCCCCCCATTCGGGAGGACTTTGACACCATGAAAGCCAGGAAAATCAAAGCCGGGACATGGATTGAGAAAGACAATCCGAGGGCTTCCGCCAGCAAGGCGGACTTTGAAACCATGAAGGCCAAGAAGGTTGCGGCCGGAACATGGATTGAGAAGACGAACGCCACTCCTAAACGAAGCGCTGCGGGGCGCAAACCGTGAGGGCCTAGCCTTGCGGCATCATGGCAGGTCGACTTGGCGACCTGGTTTAATGTAAATTAATTGAATCTTATTACATTTATTGCCATGATGAGTTCTAAACCAAATACTGTTTCCAACGCCCCAAAGAACAGCAAGGCCCAGAGGGCCCGGGCCGTTCGGCCCCCGACGAACAAACGACCGTCCGCCCGAGTCGGCATGGTGGCGCAAACGCAGATTGCGCCACTGGCATCGACCACGATTATGCGCCAGAGCGCTTCAGCCAGAGCTAACCGCCCCTACTCCATTTCACGGCGGGAATTCATCGCTGACGTTTTGGGCAGCACCACAGTTCGAATCGACAACTACCAAATCAACCCCGGATTGCGTATATTTCCGTGGTTGGCCGGCATAGCTCGTGCTTACGACTTGTACCGGTTTACTAGGTTTCGCATTGACTACGTGACACATGACACATCACAGGACAAAGGAAAGCTCGTGCTAGCTTTTGACCCGAACCCTGATGATCCTGTCCCCACCACCGTAGCAAGGTTAGAAAATTTTGAAACCAGGGCTGTTAACACCCCCTGGGCTAACAATTTCGTAGTTGTCCCCAAAGCAGATTTGAACCGACTCCCGAAGTTCATGATTCGCGACGCCTTGGTGCCCAACTCCCTGACCACCTATGACCTTGGGTCACTGACGGTTGGGGTCTCCGGCACTCTTGACGCTGCCCTTATTGGTGAGGTGTGGTTTGACTATGAAGTTGAATTTTGGGCTCCGCAGCCATTGGAGGACCTAACCATTATTCCACAAGCTAGTTCAACCACAGCTTATCAGCAGCCATCTGTTGCAATCACCACTGCCACTGATTACGTCGTCCCTTGGAGCGGCGCCGTAATCACGAATCCCCTACGGTTGGTCAACACCGCTGGAGTTTTCGGTGGCCTTCGTGGAGCACTCAGGATTACTGCTGGTGTGTCCATCAGTTGGGTGGGTAGCGCCCCCACTGCTGGCACATCCTTGGTCGCCATTCAGTTGTCGACCAACGGAGGAACCACATTCGCAGACGCGTTCTCGGCTTACTACGGCGAATCAGCTGTTGGAGTTGAGTCCAAGTCTGTGTCAGGTGTTCTTCTCCTGATCCCCAGCTACCAATTCCGAGTTCGTGTTGTGTCCACCTTTGCAGGTACCGCATCAATTGCTGGCCCCCCCGCCACAAATTACCTACTGATAACCCCAGCTTGATTTATGATTTATCATCTGAATCGTTTGTTCACGTTAAAAGTAAAACCGGTGGGTTCAACCCACCACGCCGAAGTG